CATCTTTCCATCACCGGAACCTCACGAACGATCGCCGCGGATCTCCCTCGCCCCGTCGTACCGCCTCGGCCGCTCGCTGACTCTGTAGGTCGGCTTTATATTTATCCCGTAGGGCGATCAACTCCCCCAGCGATAGTTTCGAGAGCGATCGCCCTTGAATCGAGTAGGATTGAACCCCACCGGCGACGACGACGCGGATCGCCGACTCGATCGACTCTAGATCCTTCTCCAGTTGGCTCCGTCCATCGAACGGGGTCGCGACTACGGCGAGATTTTCCACCACCTCGATCGGGCCGGATTGATAGGTGATCCGAGCGCCCGATCGGGAGATGTAAGCCTGATAGTAATAATTGCCCTTGTCCGGCGCGTCGAATATTGTCACGAACTCGCCCCCGTCGTTCCCCGCGGTGACGGTGACGGTCGCCGCGCCCTTTATCGACCACGATAGCGAGTAGGTCGCCGGGTCGATCGTCGCCGCCGCTCCGGTCACGGGGTCGGTTCCTCTTAAATCTCGATGCCGCCATACTTGACGGTCTCCGGCGACGATCGATCGGGGTACTGAGAGCATAGTAAAAAAGGGGGATAACCCCCCGAGGCAAATGGGTCTATACGTTTCTCGATACGAGGGTACGATCGAACCTCACCAACTACTCGCAAAATTCCCCCGTCCCCTCGTCGGGTACTGGAATCCCCGCGGGGTAGGCTCTTTCGGTTTCTCCACCTCCACCTCGACGGGGACGGGTTCGGGAGGTGTTAACGCCGAGCGGAGTTTATTCCAATCGATCCGCGCCACCCCGATCGCCACGGCCGCCGCGTAGGCGTAAACGAGGGTATCGAGGGCCTCGTTTCTCGCCCGAATTTTTATCCACTCCTGTTTCGCGAACCCTTTCTCGAACTTGGTTCGCAGTCGTTCCGCGGTGAGTTGTTGGTAGTATTCCTCGTCGAGACCGATCGGGAAGTGAACGTATCCCGCGCCGTGATTCCGTAGGCGTAGGCGCGAGTAAACGATCCCCTTGATCGTGTCCACCCCCACCGGCCAAAGGCGAACGCCCTTTTTAAGAGTCGTACCGCGATGCGTGACCTCCTGAAACGTGGGGCGACCGACGATCGGCTTACCCGGCGTACTCATCCCCTTCACCGCGTAGAGGTTGCGACCCGATCGCTTTCTCACGAAGTTATAGACCTCTTGCGGCTTGAAACCCGTATCGATCGCCGCCGCGGTTATCGACATCTCCACCCCCGAGGCGTGGCTATATTTGGCGAGTAACAGGGTATCGAGTTCATCCCACACTTTCGCCTCGGTGGGGTCGCCGTACAGTTCGATCGAGTAGATTAACCACGATTCCTCGCCCGTTCCCCACGCCCAAATCGAGACCGAGAGGCGATCGCCCTGCACGTCCACGCCCGCCGTTAACAGGAGACCACCCGCGGGAACGGTGAGCGGTTGATAGGGTTCCGCTCTCGCTAGTAGATTTTGCCACTCCAGCCCCTCGCCGCCCTCCTCGTCGAAACTCTCGCCGAGCGAGGTGTTAACCCATACCTTTAATAGTTGCGGGTCGTCCTTCGCCTTGAGGAAATCGAGTGCGGTATCGCCGAAACGCTTGAACGGCGAGGCGAGTTCGTTGATATGGAATCCCACCACGCCGGTATAGTCCGCCGTGGGAATCCAGCGGCCCGATCGCAGTAGGGCGAGCTTTTGGTGACTCTCGATCCGACCCCCGCACGACTCGCACTCGTACCACGCCCCCGCGGGGTTATCCGGCTCCCATTTCACCTGACCCCACACGAGATACTGTTCGTGTTGGCAGTGAGGGCAGGGGATATAGTAGCGGCGTTTATCGGAGATCTCGAACTCTTTCTCGATCCGCGATACGCCCTTGATCGTCGGGGTACTGACGAGGAGTATCCGGCGGTTCCAGAAAGTAGTGGTACGTTTCGTCGCGAGCGAAACCGGGTCGCCCTCATCGCCCGCGGAGACCGGGAATCGATCGACCTCATCGCACACCACGAAACGGATCGGGCGCGAGGCTAGGGACGCGGGGGAGTTCGCCCCCGACATGGTGATATGTCCGCCTTGAAAGTTTTTCGAGTGAATCGTGTTTCCCGACTTTCTCGATCGGATATCGATCTTCTCGGAAAGAACGGGAGTATCGCGGATCATCGGCGTTAAACGGTCTTTAGACCACGTTTCCGCCATCTCTAACGTAGGGTTAATGCTGAGTATCGGGGCGGGATCTTGGTGGATGTAGTACCCGACGACGTTATTAATAAGCTCCGTCCCCCCCACCTGAGAGGATTTGATAAACACGACGCGCTCGGAACTCCCCACCGCGTCCATAACCTCTCTTAAATACGGGACTCGACTCGTGCGCCACTGGCCCGGCTCGGCGCTCGATTCCGAGGAGAGCTTCCGGTACTCGTCCGCCCACTCGGAGATACTAAGCCGCTTCGGCGGCTTGAACGCCGTCGCCGTCCGCTTCAGTAGGTCGAGAGCCGATAACAAAATCCTCGCTCCCTAGCTCCTCTAGAGCCTCGTCGATAACTATTTTCAGTATTCCCTCCACGGCGATCGGATCGGGCGTTCCCGCGAGTTCCGCGGCCAGTTTCGTCGGCAGTGATAATAGTCTCGCCCTGCACGCGTGGATATAGCCCGCCCAAATTTTCACCACTTCCTCGCCCGATACTAGCGTTCCCGCCTTCTCGGCGATCTCTAACTCCACTTTATCGGCGCGGGCGCGGGTTAAGCGAACTTCTTCAGCGTAAAGACTGGTTTTATCTGGATTCTCGCCCTTCTTTTCCTCTTTCTGCCGCTTCAACTCGGCGATAATCGCCCGAACGATCGTCGCCATATCCGCGGAATCGCCCCGCGGGACGATCTCTTTCGACTGCCAATCGCGAACCGTGCGATCGGACAGTCCGGTGAATTTGGCGATCTCGATCGAGGTGGGCATTAGTAATCGGTCGCGAAATTACGGGTCTCCCTGTACGCGCCTTTCCCCGCGACGACGTGACAGACGGTACTTTTGGCGATCCCGAGCCAATCGCTTAAATTCTCGTAATCCGCGCCGAGCTTATGGATCTCCCGGATCACCTTAACCTCGCCGTCGGAGAACTTGCGGGGGTTCGAGGCGCGCGAGATCTGGCTTTTCGACTCCGGCGCGCGTTGGCCGGCCGGGCGGGCGGTAACGGAGCGGGGGTAGAGGTCACTATTCGGGCGGCCGCCGTAGACGAGAGAGGAGGCGTACTCGTAATCGGCGCGGGTTAGCGGGCGCTCGCGGGCGATCCGATCGAGATACTCTAGTTTTTCGCGGAGGCTGGGCATGATGTGACGGGGAATCACGCTATCTAAAATATACCCCGAGAAATAGAGCTATTTATCCTCGAATAATACTTCCGGGGGTTCCGGTTTTCCGAATAACCAGCCCTGATAGTGCCTCACCCCGATCGAGCGCAGGATATCCAATTGCCACTCGAACTCGATCCCCTCCGCCGTAACGATCAGCCCCATGTCATCCTGAAAAAAGGCCACCATCCGGGCGAGATAGCACCGATACGCGAGCCGGTCGCACCGACGCGTTAGAGAGCCGTCGATCTTTATCCCGTCGATCGGCAGGTCGAGAAAATCGGCGACGCGGGAATTATACGCCTTGCCGAAATCGTCCACCGCGACGCGAAACCCCGCGCCCTTGAGGCGATGCGCGTTAACGATCGCCGCCTCGGTTAGGAGCGCGTCCTCGGTGAACTCGAACGTTACCCGCTCGCGAAAGTGTCGGAACGCGCGGATGAGAAACCAGAGATGTCCGTCCTCGGCGATCTCGCGGGGACTCAGGTTGATCGAGACCGCCAGAAGATCGGGATAGTTCGCCAGATCCCGCGCGATCACCGTAGCGTTATACAGGCTCAATCGGAACGCGAGGCGATCGAAAAGTATCGGCGTGAAGTAGGCGATCGGCGGGATATTCCCCCAGCGGGACAGCGCCTCGTGTCCGACGATCGATCGCTCCCCGCTCTCGTCCACTCTCACTTTCGGCTGATAACTGACCGAGAACTCGCCGCGGTCTAACGCCTCGGCGATCGCCGACTTGGTGGGGAGCGAGAGAAAACGATCGCTCGGCGTGGGGGTATCGGTCATTAGTAGTTCCAGCGAACTCCTTTGACTCCTCCCGACTTCCACCCCTTCCCGTTGCGGATGTCGAGGTGAACGAAACCCTTTTTTAGTCCGTAGCCTAAAGCCCCGTACCAGTTTTTATCGAGCCACGCCTGAAACTCCGCGAGATTCCCCCCGATCGGCAAAGCCGCGCCGAAGGCGAGCGGGTAAACGTCCGCGGCCCGCCCGTTGATGTGCTGTGAATTTTTCGCCCCACCCACCGCTCGATTTACCGCGGGCGGGCGATACCATGAGGTCACACCGATCGGCCCGCCCCAATCCTCCCGGACTTTATCGAGTTCTCGGGCGAGAGAGAGAATATTTTTCTCGATATCGCTATCGGGGATCGGTCTCCGGCGCGGGTCGCCCTTCGTCACGTCCCGTACCGTGAAATATTTAGAGATTTTCGTGTTGTCGTCCGCCCACGAAAACGGGGCCGCCGAATTCAAGAGGCGATCGACCGTCGTTTTCCCCACCGTCTCGGGGAATTCGAGATGGAGTGCCGCTTTCGCCGCCGCTAGAGCCGCGAGCGTTTTCGCCCCGGCGATACCGTCCGCCGCCCCCGCGTCGAACCCGCGGGCGTTTAATAGTTCCTGCACTTCGGCGACGATCGCCCGTCCCGCCCCCGGCGGCGCTTCGCTCCCGACCACCCGGAGATCGAAAGATCCCCGCTCGACGCGAGCTTTTAGCTTTCCGTACTTATCGATCGTTTCCACCATTATCCCCCGTCCCTTTTAAATAGCCAAAATACCCACCTACCGCCGTCGCCGCCACTTCCTTATAGTCCACCTTGCCGCCCGTCAGGCACGCCACGGCCAGCGAGCCGAGAACGACCGCCGTGGCGACAAAACCCGCGTTACTGAATTTCCAATTCCCCATAAAAAAACACCCGCTCTAGGCGGGCGACCCTAACTAACCTTCAACGGGAAAACTTGTAGCGGCGGCCAACGCCACCGCTATATTAGGCTCGAACTTACAGGGTGTCCGCCGTCACTCCCGCCTCGATAAGCCGATCGATCAGGTCGGATTTTTTACCTTTATCGGAGAGCGATCGGTCGCGCAACGCTTTCCGGAGTTGTGCCGCGGAGAATTTTTCCATCTCGGCGAACGAGAAAAAGTAGCCATCGCCGTTCGGATCGATTAATTGGTTCGCGTCGGTATTGCTGGCGTGGTGTCCGTTACCGTTGCCGTTGCCGTCGTTCACGAGGGTATCGATAACGGTTTCCGTTTTTGTCGGCGCGGGATCTTCCGAATCGGGAGCGGGGTCGGTGGGGTCGGTGGGGAATTCCCCGGTGACATCGACATCGATCGCCGCGGGGAGAGCGGGGGCGTTTTCTGCCTCCAGCAGCGCTTCGCTCCCGGTAAAGAGCGCGTCGATCGCCTGTTTGAAAGTCGCGAGAACATCGGGGCTGACGGCTTGAATCATCGTGACGGCGGTGCGAACCTGTTCGATCGCCGATTCCGCGGCCGATTCGCAACTACCTAGTTGCTGGCGGTACTGTTCGGCGGCGAGTTTTTCGGAGCGTAGGCGTTCGATACGCAGTTCGAGATCCTCGATCTCGGTGGAAATATTGGCGATCGTAGCGTCGATTTGAAGGGTTTTGTTGAAAAATAGCATCGGTTTAGTTCCTTATTTGAGTTTGTTCAGTAATTCTTGTCGGGAGTTCGGGGCGGGACTGTCGGCGGGGCGATTGTAGAGGCGAACCGCCGGGGCGATCAGTCCCGCGTAGAAGGCGAGAACCATCGCCGCGGGTAGAAAGTATTTCATGCCGGTTCCTATCGATCGGTGTGGCGCGGGCAGTTTAACGACCTGCCGAGGTCGTCCCGTTACAGGTATAGGGCTTCGATCACGCGGTCGTATTCCGCCCATTGAGCGTCGGTAGCGTCGTCGGGGAGAAGCGCGGCTTCTAGCGCGTCGTACTCGCGTTTGAACGTCCCCTCGTCAACGTTCTCGGTCGCCGCCAAGAAGGCGTTCGCCAACTCGCGGGACTCGGGAGCCAGCGCGGAAAAATCGTATCCAGAAAAATCGCTCTCGTCGTATCCGAAAATCTTTTTAACACTCATCTTTGCAATTCCTTTCGGGCGGTATGTTGCGTCGTCGCCCCCACAAACTAAATATACCGTGCTAGTATGGATATGTCAACTACTTACCCCCAAATATTTTATGGTGAGGCGAGATTTGAGCAATAGAGACGATTCGGGCAACTTTAAGCCCGCTTACGACGAGCCATTAAGCGATCGGACGATCGGGCTGAGGTTATTCGGTTCCGATCAGATAGCGATCGAGGAGGCGGCGGCCGAGGCGGGCGTGACACAGACCGAGCTAGTCCGCGAGATCGTCCGGCGCGAGGTCGTTCGCTGGGATATGGCGGGCGGGAGCGGGAGCGAAGCGTTGCTGGAGGCAATAGCGCTGCTGCAAGCAGAACGGGGGAAGATATGGAATGAACTCGGGCGGGAGCGAAGCGCTGCTGCAAGCAGATCGGTACGGGGGGAGGGCGATCGATGAAAAAAGACATCACCGTAAATGACTTAAAGCGCCTCTGCTACGCGAAACACGGCGAGGCGGAAGCGCGTCACCTCGCCGCGCGGTTCGGTAGTGTCGGGGATTGGCGAACGAAAAAACTATGGTACAAAGTTCTCCATCACGACGGACTAACCGATTCTCAACGCGCCGACCTCGATCGGTTCCGGGATTCGATAATCGATCGGCTCGATCGGGAAAGGGAGAGGAAAAACGATGATAAGTAACAGAGTTTTGATAGAGATCGACGGTATTTGGTTTATCGTGGACGAGATCACCGAGGACGGCACGGTGCATCTAGAGAAAGTCTGGATCGACGAGAGAGCGATCGACTACCGCGAGGAATACCGCGCCATCACGCTAACCGATCTAAAAAATCGATTGGAGTTCTTACCGGAGATCTGGGTCTAAAGCCCCGTCCTTTAGCGAAGCGGAGGACGGCTTTTCTTCCAGTCTATCGATCCAGTCCTCAACTAATTGAGTCATGGTCTTTTTTCTCTGTCGCGCCACTCTCCGTAGTTTCTCTAGTCGCTCGGACTCTATTCGGATACTAAACCTTTGCCTTTCCATGTCTACCCGTTGGCTAGTTTTGCGATATAATACTAGCATGAAAGCACGCTATCGCTACCGAATCTATCCCACCGACTCACAGAAACAAGCCCTCGGTAAATTGTTCGGGTGCGTCAGGGTCGTGTGGAACGACGCGTTAGCGTATTGCGAGGAGATCTATCGAAAAGGAGAGAAGAAACCGAAAGGATCTGAACTTCAAAAACAATTTATCACCGCGGCGAAAAAGACCGAAAAGCGGGAATGGTTAAGCGAGGTATCGGCTATCCCGCTACAGCAATCGTTAAACGATCTCGAACAGTCCTACTCGAACTTTTTCAAGTCGTGCAAGGGGGAGCGAAAAGGGAGAAAGGTTAGACCGCCACGTTTTAAAAAGCGGAGATCGGCACAATCGGCGCGGTTCACGAGAGGGGGATTCAAAGTTAATCGAGATACCGTCACCCTCTCGAAAATCGGTGAACTAGATATTGTCTGGAGTCGAGAACTCCCCTCGATTCCCTCTAGCGTCACCGCGATTAAAGACGCGGCGGATCGCTATTTCCTAAGCTTCGTTGTTGAGATCGTTCCCGAAAAACTCCCCGATAACGGAAGTTCGGTAGGAATCGATCTCGGGATCGCCACGTTCGCTACCCTGAGTACGGGAGAGAAGATCGACGCGCCGAAACCGTTAAAGAAGCGACTGAAGCGGCTACGGAAGGCACAGCGAAACCTATCCCGAAAACAGAAGGGAAGTAAGCGACGGGAGAGGGCGAGAAAACGGGTAGCGAAGATCCACGCTCGGATCAAAGATACCCGTACCGACTTTCTCCACAAAATATCTACTAGAGTTGTCCGTGAAAACCAAACGATAATTCTGGAAGATCTCAACACGTCGGGGATGATGAAAAACCGAAAACTATCCCGCGCTATATCGGATCTCGGATGGCGTTCTTTCCGAGATATGTTAGCGGCAAAATCGGAGAAATACGGACGGGATTTTCGGGTCATTTCCCGATGGGAACCGACTAGCCAGCGATGTTCCTGTTGCGGGAATATCGGCGGGAGAAAGGCGTTGAATATCCGCGAGTGGGAATGTCTCTTCTGTGGCGCGTTCCACGATAGAGACATCACGGCCGCGGTAAACATCAAGGTCGCCGGAGGACATTCGGAGACTCAAAACGGACGTGGAGGAAAGCGTAAGACTTCCGCTAAGGGAGCGGCATCCCGTGAAGCGTCAACCCATCCGAAGATCGTCCAATTAAGCTTGTTCGATCTGCCGGGAATCACCGTCGCTTCAGCGCGGTGAGGATGTCAAGGGAAAATACCGATCGCTAGAACGCGGCGCTGGCAAGGCTTATACGGCGGATCTCGC